TTTATTGTTAGCTCAATTTTATTATAGAGTTATCTCGCCAGTAGCTACTGGTATTGATATGATTGGCGATGAATTCCAAGCCATTAAACCTTTAATATATGATCCAAAAACTAAAGAATTTACATCTGAGAGTGCTTTGCTAGATTTACTAACTCTTCCAAATTCTGATCAAACAAGAGCGGAATTATTAGGATCGATTATAAGATTTTTTTTAATGAACGGGAACGCTTTTTTTGTAGCAACAGGTGATATAAACCGGAAACCTTTAGAACTTGTATCGATCAATCCTGTTTATATAACACCGTTTTCTTCTCTTAAAGATATGTTTGTAGATTATTATCTTTATCAATCTCAAAATATTAGCGTTAGATTTGATAGGATAGAAGAAAATGGACGTTTTAGATATGTTAATAAAGAAAAAAACTTAGAATTATGGCCTATTCGAGATTTTGGCGATGATTATTACAATAGATTCCGCGGGTTATCTCGTTTAAACGCTATTTATCTTGAAATAGAACAATATTTCAGTTCTAATAAACATAATTTAAGTATATTAAAGAAAGGCGTACGGTCTGCTGGTATTTTAATGTCAGATAAAAAACTTACTGCGGACGTAAGAGACGATTTAAAAGCACAAGTAAATGCTGATTATGCAGGTGACGTAAATGCTGGAAGAATATTTTTATTAGACGGTGGAATTTTTGATTTTAAAGAACTCTCAAAATCTTTAAAGGATATGGATTTTAAAGATTTAAAGAAAGAAATAGCGAAATCTATTTTTATAAGATTAAAGATACCGTTGCCCTTAATAAGCACAGAGAATCAGAAATTTTCTAATATGTTTCAAGCCACATTGGGATTATATGATAATGCAGTCATTCCATTGATAGAAAAAATCTTTAATGAAATGGCTTTATTTTTATTTCCTAGATATGGACTTGATCCAACAAAAGAAACATTATGGTTTAGTATTTTTGATGTTCAAGCATTAAAAGAACGACATATTGCAGGCGTCTTAGATCAGAAAGAAAAAGGTGTTATTACTTTAAATGAAGCCAGAAAACAACTTAATTATGAAATTGAAATTGAAGGAGGAGACACTGTTTATCAACCAATAAATTTAGTTCCTGTTGGTGCTTCTGCTCAAATAATAGACGGAAAGAAATCTATGAATTTTAAAAAAGCTGTTGAGAATATTAAGTATAAGAATGGTGAAAATTTGTATGAGGTGAGTGATGGATCTAACTAAAGATGAATCAAAACTAGAGATAGATAAGGATAGATTAGGATGGTTCCGTCTAGACTTATTAATTCTTTTAAGAGGTGGTTTAGATGATTTTTTGTCTAGAATAAAAGTTATAGATTATAGTGTTATAGACGATCCGTTTCGTAGAATGATAGTGATAAATATTTATTGTTATTCTAATCTATTTAAAAAAACAGATATTAATATTGAAAGCAAAGAAAAATATCCGGAATATTTAATTCATTTTAAAAATAAAGATAATCGAATTGTAGAAATTACAGCAGAAAAAGTAGAGGAGGATTTAGGATGCGCGTTGAAGATATAGCAAAATTGTGTCATGAAGTAAACAAATCTTATTGTGAGTCTTTAGGAGACATGTCGCAACCATCATGGTTAGATGCTCCTGAATGGCAACAAAAAAGTGCTATCAAGGGTGTTGAATTTCATTTAGAGAATGAGAATACTTCACCATCAGATTCTCATAATAGTTGGTTAAAAGAAAAAGCAGCAGATGGTTGGAAGTATGGCGATATAAAAGATCCTGAAAAAAAAGAACATCCTTGTTTTGTCTCTTATGATCAATTGCCACTTTATCAACAATCAAAAGATTATATATTTAAAGCTATATGTGATTTTTTAAAAAAAGAGTAGAATGGTATGCCAGTAGCCAAAACAAAAGATGAACTAGATGATATTTCTGTAGAAGATATATCAAAAAAGATGAAAAATGAGTTGCGATTGTTTAGGCAAATCAAACCATTTTTAAGAAAAATAAATGCTGATTTTGAACAAGAATATATTGCTTCCGGTCAAGTCGTAAATACTGAAGATTATAAAGCTGAACTTATCGCTTTATTAATGTTTAATTATAATAAGACTGCCAATGATTTTAAATTTAATATCAGAGAAAGTTTTGAAGAACAAGTATCTCCTGAAATAAATGCTCTTGTAAATACCACTATAACAAAACGATTAAGATCATTGAGTAATCTGCGTAGCGATTTAATATTGCAAACAACTAATATTTTAATAGCAAAAGAATTGGCAAAAAGTATATCTAGTTTAATAGAAAAAGATATAGAAATAACGAATATTGCAATAGCAAAAGAAACACGCAAGAATTTGAATGAAAAAGTTCCTGGACGAGCCACTACGATTTCTATGTCTGAGGTTCAAACATCAGCAGAACTAACAAAAGATATTGAAGAAGAAATTTTGCAAAGCAATGATGTTGTTTTAGATGGGGTTGCATTGGCCACTGTCTTAAATGATTTTTGGATTACTGCTGGTGATGAAAGAGTGAGAATGGCACATGCAGCAGCCAATGGTCAGCGTAGAGGATTAGACGGAGTTTTTATTGTTGGTGGTGAGGCTTTGAGATTTCCGGGGGATCCTAACGGAAGTGCTGGAAATATTATAAATTGTAGATGTAATTTGGTGATGGGAATATTTTAAAAATGAAAGGATTAAAAAAATGACAATTTCAGTACAATATCCTTTTGATACAGACACAAATTATAATTATGATAATACTAAAATAGAAATTAGTGGTGGTGTTGCTAAATTAGTAGCATCCGTAATCCCAGGGGCAGCTTATACATATTTAAAATTAGATGAAAATCAAGGTGTTGTTGCAATAGATAGTTCAGGTAATGGTAGACATGGAGCATTTCAAGGAGGTTTAGATATTACAGCTTGGACTACTGGTATAATTGATTATGCTATTGAAGGTAATGGATCGGGATGGATAAGCTTAAATGATTTTGGTGATTTTGATGGATCAAGTGCTTTCTCAATAGAATGTTGGTTTAAATTTACATCTACTTTAAGCCAACAAATATGGGGAAAACAAATAAATAGTGGACAGTTTCAGGGATATGCTATTAATGTATCTGCAGGTAAGATAAGATCTATTTTTAGAGATGATAACGGCAAGAGACAGGGAAGAGAAGTTGTTACTACAGATAATGATGGTAATTGGCATCATATTGTTGCCACATATGATGGAACTAAATTAAATTCAGGTTTTAAATTATATGTAGATAATGTTTTAATAACAAATTCTATTTTTACGGATGATTTAACAGGTTCAATGTCTAATACAGCATCTTTACAAATATCTGGTAGAGATGGATCTAATAATGCTATGCAACCCGGTAGTGTAGCAGATATGTGCGTCATATACTCTAGAGAATTAACAAGTGCAGAGGTAGCTTTTAGATGGAATTCAGGCAATGCAACAACTGTTTTGCCCGGAACAGGTACATCTTTCCCTATAGATAACCCGACAATATCTCCTAAGAGTACAATAAGAATGAGCGATATTAATTCTTTTAGTTCAAATATTATAGCTACTGGCAGTGATGAAATAAGAGGTGTGATAACAGAAGGTGGTCAGGACAAATATTGGAATGGTTCTATTTGGGCAGATAGTAGTAATTATAATGAAACAAATACGATATCAGATATAAATACAAATCTTTCTAGTTTAGTAATAACAGGTTCGTCATTAATAGGATATAAATTATATTTACATTCAGATGATGGATCAACAACTCCTGAAGTTGAAGATGTAGATTTAACTTATGATTTAAATGTTACAATAGAAGAAAATGAATGTATAGTTTTTGGAACTATAACAGATGTTAGTGTAGATGTTGAGAGTGCTGTAATTAGAGGGTATCTAGATAAACCATTCTTTAGATCGAACAATTTAATTTCTGTAGACAAAACAGTTCAAACAGATATTGACGGATTTTTTGAAATATCTTTAATAGAAACAGAAACTACTGGTGATAAGCTTAATATCGATATTGATTATACGTTAGTAGATGGGACTCAAAAGAAAAAGACTTATAGGGACTTAATAATACCTAATAAAATAACTGAAAGTTTAGAAAATATAGTAGAAGCTTAAATTTAAATTTGATTTTATAATTAATTTGGGATATAATAAAATATAGGAATAGTTTGATGGGGAACTCTACTCTAGAAGATGCTATAAAAGAATTCATATCATTGTATCATGATTATAAAGATAATGAAAAGTCGGGAAATATCTCGCTAACTTTTAATTTTTTTAAGGGTGGCACGAGCAAGGGCAACATAGGAACAAATAAAAGTTTTAAATAATTATATAGGACACTCAAATATAGAAGCCTATATATGCGCTAAACGGTGGCAGCTTGCCATTTATATGTGTATATATAGGCTTTTTTTATTGATTAGGATTTTAAAAGGAGTAAATTATGCCTTTCAAAAATGAACACGCGGCACGGTTAAAGGATCCTGATTCTTTAGATCCCATTAGGGTGAGACGAACAGAAGGATCTGGGGATGCTAAAATTCAAGGCGTTAAAATACCTAAGAGCATTTCTGTTGTTTGGTTTATTATAGAAAAAGATGATAAAGAAGTTCCAGTTGCTCAGTCGCTGAGATTTCCAGTAAAAAAATGGACAGCAAAAGAAGCTAAAAAATGGTTGAAAGATAACGATATATCTTTTATTCTTTTTGAAAAAGCCGATGAAACTGAAGATGTATTTGCCAGAGAATTAAGTCTTCCAATTTTTGTTTTTAATGAATTTAATCAAGCGTTATCTAGTAATATTTTAGCTCATTTGTTATTCTATGAAAATGTTTTTGGTAATGATCCTGAAGAGGATGAAAGACGTAAAGCATTTGGGTTAGATCCATTAGAATCAATAATTAAAATGTATATCAATAGTCCGGGTGGCCAAGTAACTGATCTCATGGCTATTATAGATTCTATGGATAATATAGAGACAGATATTGAAACTCATTGTCTTGGAATGGCGGCTAGTTGTGCTGCTGTGTTGTTATCTAACGGAGCTAAGGGCAAAAGATTTATAGGTAAAAATGCAAATGTATTGTTACATCAAGTGTCAACTGTTGCATTTGGTCAGATAGAAGATGCAGAGATAAGAATAAATTTTGCTAAAAGACTCAACGAACAAATCTTAGATATTTTATCTAAAAATACCGGGAAAGATAAAAAGACTATCCGTGCAGATATGGATAGAGATTTATGGTTAAATGCAGAAGAAGCTCTGGCATATGGAATAGTAGATAAAATTTTAGATGACGATTCAAATGAAATAAAAATGTTTACGAATTTTGAAACTAAAGGTGGTTTAAATTTAGAGAAAAAAACATTTGATGCAAATCTCGAAATAAAAAGTTTTGATGATGAAGATGATAATATTTTTACATTTGAAGGCTATGTTTCAGTTTTTAATTCTGTAGATAGAGTTGGAGATATTGTTTGTGAAGGTGCTTTTGATAGAACATTAAAAGAATTAACATTGCTTGATAATCCTGATGAAAGATCAATTTTATGGAATCATGATTGGGATCTTCCTGTAGGTAAAGCGTATTTAAAAGCGGATAAAAATGGATTATCTTTTAAAGGGGAATTGCCTAAAGACGATGATTTTGTAAAAGGTCGCGTTATACCACAAATAAAAATAGGATCTATTAAAAGCATGTCATTTGGATATAAAACCAAAAAAGCTCATCATAAAGAGGGGAATAGACATTTAACAGATATTGATTTATATGAAGTTACAATATCAACTATTCCTGTAATGGCAGAATCTAAGATAACAAGCTATAAATCGATGTTTAAAAAAGATAAAGAAAATGGATGTTTTTCAATAGAAATAGATAGTTTAAAAAGCTTAAAAGATATAAATAATTGTTTTAAAGGTATCGGTTTCACTAATAATCAAATAGAAGGAATTATGGCAAAAATGCGAGACGCGATCAAACAGGGCAAACCTGTGGATACGAGTAAGTCGTATCCGGAAACATCTCGAATTTTGGCTACATTAAATAAAATAAATGAAAATATAAACAAGAAGGAGGATTAACATGTCAGAAGAATTAAAAGTAATTCAAGATAAAGTCGAAGAGGTTGCTACTAATGTTGATAAATTTCAAAATGCATTAGAGAAAAACCAAGATACTAATTCAGCAAGTATGACAGCTTTAACCGACCAGATTACAACTGGTATGGAAGAAGTTAATGCTATGAAGGAAGCAACAGAAGCACAAAAAGTAGCAATAGAATCACAAAAAACAGATATTAGCAATATCTTGAAACAGATTAATAGATTGCCTGGTGCTGAAACAAATGATGAGAATCAGGAAGTTCGTAAAGATTTTGTTAAGTATTTGAGATCTGGGGTTGAATTAACAGATGCATCAAAAACTGAGATAGTGAATTATATTGCTAAAGCTACTTACAAAGATTCTGATGCTGGCTGGGTTGATGCCAAAGCTTTAGAAATGAAAAGTTTGATGGTTGGCAACGATCCTAATGGTGGTATTTTTGTTAGACCTCAGTTTAGTAATAGAATTCTAACAAAAACTTTTGAAACTTCTCCGATTAGAGGTCTTGCAACAGTTGAAC